TACACAGCAGAGTTGTTAGCTAACGCACGTTGTGGGTTATCAGTCCACCATTGACCTGTCTTAGCGTGACGCATCTTGTCATCCTCTAGGTCAGACAGTGAGATCATAGCTGACCTACGCACACCACCTACTACCACTACCTCAGCTACCTTGCACATAATGTCGTGGCACTCTAGTGTGTTCAGCTTACGTCCTGCTGCACCCTGGAACTTACGGATAACAAACTCAAAGAGTTCATTGAGTGGTGCAGGTCCACTAGCTCTACCACCAAAGGTCTTGAGTCTAGCACCAGCAGGTCTGATCTTTCTTAGATCCCACTTAGGTATCTCACCGGAGTACAACAAGGCTATGACTTGACGTAGTGCTTTAGCCCAGCCTTCCTTACTATCTGATACAACAACAGTAGAGTCAGACTTGAACATCTTCTCTGGTATCTCAGGCAGCTTATCAACGTACTTATGCTCGACACTAAAGCCTACACCAGTACCACATAGCAGGATATACATCGCCTCATCAAAGCATTTAGGATCATCAACAGGCAGATAGCTACAGTTGTAACCTGCCGTGTTGTCCCTCTCAAGGGCTTTACCGGCTGTCATGATTGACCGCATGGACGGCACTATCTCTAAGTTTTTAATCGCTTCACGAAGCTCTGAGTCCGTCTCAACAGGCATTACGTGACCATGCTTAGACTCCAGATGATTCTTCATGTAGTCCATGTATCTATCTACTGTGTCAAACCAGTCTTCTCTATGTCCAGTTGCTTCTACAAATCTACAGTAGCGAGACTTCGCTATGTATTGCTGGTAAAAATCCATCTATATTTCCTTTTTTAATAATTCATATTTATCTTCAACGATGTCCTCAAACCTATCAAGTATATCTTCTGATGTCAGGTCTAATAATTCTATTAGATCCAACTCATCAAACTGCATGAGCTTTTCTTTCAGTTCAGCAAGCGTCAGTGTGGTCACGTTCAGTCTCCAAGTCCTCGTTAGTCATGACAACTAACGCTGCATAACCGCCTATATCATGCCATGAATCGTTTAGATAGTAGTTACCGTTAAGTATCCTAGCCATCTTGTTAGCTATCATGTCTAAACTTTCACGAGCATAGTCAGGCATGGTGTAATAGTTAGGTGACTGTCGCATGATCTTCTTTATATCCTGACTGATCTGACTAACCACTTTGTACTGACCATACTGACCTTCTCGTGTTGATAGTGTCTCACTTATTTCCATACTTTTTCCTCAAATAATTTAAACTGATTGGCATTTCGTCAAAGCTACCGTTGTTAACTTCGTTAAGCATCCAAACTCCCGACCAGCTACCATTAGTTTGTGGGTTTAAATAGTCTTCATCATGTTGGTAACAGATACCTGCAAAGATACCTGTAATGCTAGAACCGTCAGCACGTTTACTAAAAGATATAGCGCGGTCCTGAACGTGTCCCATAATACAACTCATATGCTTCTTCTGTAATAATAAACCAGGATTACTAACTGGTCTACCCATAACGCCTGAAGTAAAGTAGTGGCTGTATGCAATATTATTTATGATTTTTACATCCAGAAAGTCTTGCACTTCCCAGCCGTACTGCTTCAAGTTAAAGTCATCATACCCTATTAAGCCTTCTAGTTTTCTATCAGACTCGATGGCTCTTTCAATTCTTTGTTCATGATTACCGATCAAGAAAATTAACTTAGGGTTCCATGTTTTCTTTCTGTTACGTCTTAGTCTATTGATCTCCTTGACGATAGGCTTCATCAATCTGTTCATTGCCAGATTACCTGCAGTGATATCGGATTGATACGTCCTACCCTCGAACGCTTTCTTTCCGACATCATAAACACTAAGGCTTGGCATATCCCAGTGATCTCCGAGATGGACAATAACTTCTGGTTTCTTTTCTGCTGCGTATTTACCTACCCACTCTAAATGCTCAAACGAATGACCAGGTTTACACTGTGTATCAGGTATGACTAAGTGTCTCATGCTGCTCCTTTAGCAGTTGTATGAAGTATTCTGCATCGATAACTACCAGTGGTTTAGAGTGGTTCTGTTTGATTACAACAACAGGCTCTCGATCTTCAGGACAGTTGTCTGCTGCTTGGGAATAAAAGGCATATACAGCGATAGAGCTTCTTGACTTACACTCCACTGATATGCCTAATGTGTCACCTGCTTCTTGAGAAAACAGTATGTCTTCTCCGCCAGCACCCATGCTAGTTGACCTTACATCGGACCTGGAAAAGTCGAACCTGTCCAGAATTCTGTCTCTAAACCATTGCTGGAGCTTTCTTCCTTTGGCTTTTGCACTTTGGGTTTTGATTGTTTTCTCCTTATGTCTAAAAACTTATTCAACCTAACCCGTTTAATCTTGCTTATCATGCCTTTAGGTATTTGCATTCTTGAGTTAGACTGATCGTGAGATATAGCAGCAGCAATACATATAGCGTTATTGTCTTCCGCTACTACGAAACCTATACTCAATACCGGATGTGTCTCAGCTTGCTCAACAGTTTCCCATCCAGCTTCCGACACCGCATCCCACCATTCAATATAGACTATCTCTGGGAAATCTTTGGTATCCAAATCTCCCCAGCTTTTCTTCGTATCCATAATAATTGTGCTCTTTCAGTTAGTAACTCAAGGTTATCCTCATACGCTTCTAAAACCGTAGCGAATAATTGTCTCTCGTTATGACAATCCTTCAGTATCTTTCCAGCTTTCACGGGACCAATACCCTGCAATCCAGGAATGTTATCGACCCGATCACCTGTTAAGATTTGAAGATAAAAGTTTTTGATGGCTTCCTTCTCAGTAATGTAATAAAGATTATCCTTGACAAAGTTATAGTGCCATCCCCGTAACATATCAAGGTCTTTATCTAACGACATGATGCAAAAGGCTCCCGCCTTCATAGTGTAGGCAGCAATACCAATTGCATCATCCGCTTCTTCACCTTCGCTTAACTCGAATCCCCATCGTTCAATGAGGTACTGACGCAGAGCTTCGTAGTGATTAGGCTTTCTAGCGTCACTACGATTCCCTTTGTACTCTTTCTCGTTAGCTATCTTGTACCGGAAGTTGGTTCTACCAGTGATGTAACCTGAAAAGTCATCTACATAGGTGGGTGAAAGGAGTGACTCTATATAATTACCCATGCGACTAACTGCAAACTTTTCATCGTCATCATCACTGGCAAAACCAATTCGATACACTAGGATATCACCGTCTATCAGTGCTGTTGCATTATTGAGAGACGGTACACCCATTACACCGCTTCTGCTGTTGTTTCCTCATCAGCACCTTCTGGGTTGTATTCAACCAAGTCAGTTACTGTGATAGCAGAGATACCTGCGTTGATGTTACCATTAAACTTGTTTTTGTAAGGCTTGATAACAGCAGTACACTTAGAGCCGTTACCAATCAGTACATTCACAAGTTCTTCACCTTGAGCATCAAACGCCTTAATAGGATAGTTTGAAGACTTAGGTGTGATGTAATACCCTTTTTCTTCACTGTGGTTTACATCCAACATCGCCTGATCTTGCAGTGCTTCAATCGCCTTCTCAGACAAATTACAAATTTCTAGTTGATACTTATGGGATAACTTGTTTGGTGTAGTTAAGTTTGCCCACATTACATCGCCTTTAATTTTTACTGGTTTCATTTAGTTTCCTTTAACTTTAGTGTGTCGCTGCCCAGTTTAGTCCTACTTTGAATTCCCCGTCCAAAGGGCAACGTAATTTTAGACGGATTCCTGCTTGACGGATAGATTGTACCGCAAAGTATCCAACCGTTTCTGCATCTTTTTCAGTTGTTTCAATCTGCCATTCATCATGCACATTAGCAACAAACCGAGCATCCATATTAGCATGGATTAACTTCCTGTTCAGCATTATTAACGCTTGCTTCATAACTATTGCACCTGCTCCCTGAAGCAACGTATTTAGTGCTGAATGTTGTGATCGGACAATTAGCCTACGTCCATCTAGCCCAGGTAACCATTCCTTCTCAGCTAACCGACTTACTTTGTCCTTCAGCTTCTGTAAGGCTGGCGTGTTATTTAAGAAGCTATCGATCAACCGCTTACCTTCTCGCTCGCCACCACCAACAATCTGACCGATCTTAGCAGGACCAGCACCATAGAGAAACGCATAGATAAATGTCTTGGCTTGATCCCTATCAGTAAGCCCTGCTGCTTGCATATTAGCCGTATGGATATCGCCTTCAAGTATCTCTTTCGTATAGTTAGGGTCATCCATATAGTGTGCAAGCATCCTGAGTTCTAAGCCTGACGCATCAGCACCCAGTAGTACATTACCGTCCTCTACCGTCCACACAGATCTACACTCCTCACCATACTCACTACCGACACGAGGTACTTGAGCCAAGTTAGGTTTACTGTGCGTCATTCTTCCCGTGATCGCTCCGTTGGTTCTGACCTGACAGTGTACCCGTCCCCTTTCAGATACATTTTCAACCCACGACTTAACTTGAGCCACCCGTTTCTGAAGTAATAAATATCGTAAAATAGGTTTAGCTTGAGGGATTTTAACAGTTTGTAATACTTTCTCATCGACAATCACGCTCCCTTTTTCAGTATGTTTTCTTGGTTTCCATCCGAGACTCATCAACCGTTCCGCTATTTGCTTTCGGGAACCTGGGTTGAATACCTCTACTTTATCCTTCAATCGCTTACCTGTCTTGTCGCTAAAACGCTCAGTGGTTATCGGCTGAAAGACCTGCTGCAACTCTTCTTCAATGTCTATAAGGCTTTGTTGCCATTCAGACAGCATGGTCATACACTTCGGTACATCTAGCTTGAATCCGTTTTCTTCCTGCTTTTTAACGACAAGAGCGACCTCATGCTCAAGATCAACTGACTTACCCCAGTCCAGTAAACTAGAATCAAGATGCGTAAATAGTGCAT